GACATGGCTAAAAAATGCGATGCTTTTTATAGAGGCGACCAGTGGGATGAAGCAGACATGAGTATGCTAGATGACCAAGGGCGACCAGCTCTAACCGTAAATACTATTCTTCCTACTATTAATGCTGTGCTCGGGGAACAAAGTCAAAGAAGAGCAGATGTAGAGTTTAAACCTAGGGGCGGCGGCAAACAAGATATAGCGGATGTTCTTACTAAAGTATACAGACAGATAGCAGACAATAACAAGCTAGATTGGTTAGAGTCTAATGTATTTGCTGACGGGCTAATTCAAGACCGTGGCTGGTTCGATGTACGTATAGATTTTTCTGACCACGTGAATGGGGAAGTAAGAGTTACTTCTAAAGACCCTTTAGATATATTAATTGACCCCACCGCTAAAAACTACGACCCAAGATCATGGAACGAAATATTTGAAACTAAGTGGATGAGCTTAGATGAGATAGAAGAAACCTACGACCAAAAACAAGCAGACAAATTAAGAATGATCGCAGAGATGGGCACTACTTTAGGTGCTGATTCTATGGAGTATGAAGAAGAAAGGTATGGCGACCTAGATGAAAATGAGTACGGACAACAGTACCCAGGGGACCCAGAAAATGCACGGGCGCTTAGGTCTATAAGAGTTATAGAAAGACAATACTACAGATTAAAAGATTGCATATTTTATGTTGACCCAGTAACCGGTGATCAAAGACATGTGCCTTATAACTGGGGCAAAAAGAAAAGAGAACAGTTTGCTGATCAGTATGGGCTTGACATACTAGAGAAAAAAATGCGAAAGGTACGTTGGACGGTAACCGCCGACACAGTTGTATTGTTTGATGACTGGTCTCCTTATGACCACTTTACCTTAGTTCCTTATTTCCCATATTTCAGAAGAGGAAAACCTTTCGGGATGGTGAGAAATTTAATATCTCCACAAGAACAGTTAAACAAAATTACTTCTCAAGAATTACATATTGTAAACACAACTGCTAATAGCGGGTGGATTGTAGAAGGTGGGTCTTTAACTGGAATGACAGCAGATGACTTAGAAGAACATGGCGCAGAAACTGGGCTAGTCTTGGAATACAATAGAGGATCTACAGCTCCTGCAAAAATACAACCAAACCAAATACCAACAGGTTTAGATAGAATTGGACAAAAAGCAGCTGCCAATATAAAAGCTATTAGTGGTATTTCGGATGCTATGTTGGGTACAGATAGCCCAGAAGTTTCAGGTGTAGCAATACAAGCAAAACAAAATAGAGGAACCTTGATGATACAAGTTCCTTTAGACCATTTACAAAAAACAAGACAGTATCTAGCAGAAAAAATATTAAACTTAGTTCAAGCTTATTATACAGAAGAAAGAATAATCCAAATAACGGATGAGTCTGACCCTTATAAACCTAGAGTACCATTGGCTGTAAACCAAGAAACTCCGGAAGGAGAAGTTATTAATGATCTTACGCTTGGTGAGTATGACGTAATAATTGGTACAGCTCCAGCTAGAGACAACTTTGATGAAATGCAATTTGCTGAAGCAATTGCCCTACGTAATGCAGGCGTACCAATACCAAACGACTTGATTGTTGAGTACTCACATCTTTCCCGTAAGGCGGATGTTGCAGATAGAATTAGACAAATGGAAGGAACAGCTCCTCCAACTGAAGAACAAGTACAACTACAACAGTTCCAAATGGAATCACAAATCAGAAGTACGCAGCTTGAAATTGCTAAACTAGAAGCTGAAGTAACTAGACTACAAACTGAGTCAGCACTCAACGTTGCAAAAACACAAGCAGCAGAAGCAGATCCACAGTTGAAGGTTGCTGAATTACAGAGTAAGATACAGACTAAACGAGAGGAACTCGATTTAAGAGAAAGACTTTCTTCGCTAACTAATGATATGCGTAAGAACCAAAGTGATACTCAAGCAGCCGTTAAAATGGCTACTGAGTCAATGAAATCCATTAAACCTACAGGAGGTAATTAACAATGGCTAAAAATAAAACTACAGCAGCCGCTGAAGATAAACTAATACTCGATACTATGCCCGGAGCAGATCCTATATCTGATGCGGATGCAGCGCCATTCGAGGTTGACTTAAACTTTGACACCCCTGAAGAGGAGGTGGAATTTCCCAAGGAGGATGAAATTGAAGAAATCTCAGAAACAGAACTCACGACTACTCCTGAAGAGATGGAAGCGCAGGCAGGACAGCAAGAAGAAACAGCAGAAATTGCAGAAAGCGAAACTGCAACAGAAACAGGATTGGATGCAGAAGGCGAAACAGATACACCGGAACTTGTATCAACAGATGAAGGAGAAGTTACTCAACCTGTAGTAGAAGATAGAGCTCCTATGGTGCCCAAGTCTAGGTTAGATGAAGTTTTAGCAAAACAAAAAGCTCTACAAAAACAACTCGATGAAAAAAACGCGGTTAGCCAACAAGAGTTAGAAAATGCTCCAGCTTATGACTTTGATTCAAGAGAAATAGAATATCAAAATCTAGTATTAGATGGAGAATCAGATAAAGCCGTAGTTCTTAGAAATGAAATAAGAAATGCTGAAAAAGAACAGTTTATGTTTGAAGTACAGGCTAAAATGGGCCAAACAGTGCAACAAAGTACTGAAGCTATGAACTTACAAGCTAAAGCAGCTGAACTACAAGCCTCTTTTCCTGCTTTAGATGAGAATAGTTCTACTTATAACGCTGATCTAACCCAAGAAGTTATGGATTTAAGAGATGCATTTATGATTCAGGGGTTCACAGGCGCAGATGCGTTAGATAAAGCTGCAAAATACGTAGTCAAAACTCCAGAAGTAGCTCAACAACCTTCTTTAGTAGCTAACCCGCAGACTAAAATAGCCCAAGATAAGAAAAAAACAGCTACTGTAGCTAAAAAACTACAAGCAGCCGAGTCTCAACCGCCTGCTATGGCCGGAGAAGGCGCTGGAGCTAAAACAGACAAGAAAGTAGATTTAAATGTGCTATCAACAGAAGAATTCGACGCACTTCCCGCAGAAACTTTAAGAAGAATGCGTGGAGATTTCGGATAAACTGTGATATAACATAAGTATTCGTCCACTGATACGATAGTCAGTGCTGGTCGTGCAGCTAAAAACTCGTATTCGTCTATTAGGACGTAAATCTATTCGAGTTCACCTCGTAAAAGTATGAAAGCGTCTCCCCAACGACAAAGGGTATACGGGTAAATAGTCGCTCCAAAAGTCGACTGGTTATTAAATTTTTAAAAGGAATATTATCATGGCAAACACAAACTTTGCTTCCTTAACCAGTGAACAATTAACTATCTGGTCTAGGGATTTTTGGCGTGTCGCAAGAAATATGTCCTTCATTAACCAATTCGCAGGTAGCGGATCTAACGCAATGGTTCAGAGAATATCTGAGCTTACTCAATCAGACAAGGGAGCAAGAGCTGTTTTAACACTTCTAGCTGACATGACTGGTGATGGTATCGTTGGAGACAACACTTTAGAAGGTAATGAAGAATCATTAAGAGCTTACGACATAGTAGTACAACTGGATCAACTAAGATTCGCAAACAGACTTTCAGGCAGACTAGCTGATCAAAAATCTGTTGTGAACTTTAGAGAACATTCAAGAGACGCACTTGCTTATGCAATGGCTGACAGAATGGATCAATTAGCATTCTTATCTCTAGCAGGTATTGGATACACTCAAAAGAATAATGGAGCACTAAGACCTGTACTGAATTCAGGACAGAATCTTGGCGACCTAGCATTCTCAAGTGACATTTCAGCACCTACGTCTAACAGACATAGAAGATGGGATGCAAGTAGTGGATTAGTAGCTGGTGATGTTACTGCAACTGCTGCAGCTGACACAATCTCTTACGAAACTATCGTAGCTCTTAAAGCTTTTGCTAAAGACAACTACATTAGAGGATTGAGAGGAGCTGGCAACGAAGAGATGTATCATCTGTTTGTTACTCCTCAAGTAATGGCTGATCTTAAACTTGATGCAGACTTCTTAGCTAACGTTAGGAATGCTGGTGTTAGAGGACCAAGCTCAAGCTTATTCTCTGGCTCTTCAAGCTTAATGGTTGACGGAATAATGGTTCATGAGTTCAGACATGTGTTTAACACAAATGGAGCAACTACTGGAGCATCAGGTAATGCTGGTTCGGCTGGATATAAATGGGGCGCGAACGCTGACGTAAATGGATCTGCATGTATTTTTGCAGGTGCACAAGCATTAGCTATGGCCGACATTGGTATCCCTGAAATAGTTGAAGATAGCTTCGACTATGGCAACCAAAACGGTATTTCAATTGGTAAGATATTTGGTCTTAAGAAGCCAGTTTATCATTCAGACGTTTCTGGTCAGAATGAAGACTTTGGTGTCATAAGATTGGATGTAGCATACTAATTGTGTTATATTTTACGGGTGGCTATTCGTAGTCACCTGTAATTTTTTAAAATTTTAGGAGTAAATTATGTGGGTAGTATCAGAAGTAGAAGACAAGTACATATCATCAACTTGGGGCGCATCTATTAGACTATATAAAGGTGTACCAAAAGAATTAGGTCAAGACTTAGCGTTGCTTTGCTTACAAAGCGGATGCGTTGAAGTTAAAAGAGCCAAAGATGATAACGGACATTTTGTTGCAGATAACCCAGAGACTCCAGAGGTCAACGAAGCCTATGACGGCGGCGTAGCACCTCCAAAAAAGAAAGCTCCAGCTAAGAAAAAAGTGGTAGCTAAAAAAACAACATAGGGTAAATAATGGGAACACTAACGGGCGCGAATATTATTCAACGAGTGCAAGACACTCTACAAGACACAACCAGTGTTAGATGGCCGGAAGCAGAATTGCTTAGGTACCTCAATGATGCACAAAGAGAAATTATTAATTTTAGGCCTGAAGCATCCGCAACACATGCGAATGTTCAATTAGTCACAGGTACGGAACAAAGTTTACCAGCCGGTGGGTTACGACTAATAAAAGTGGTAAGAAACATGTCTGCTACTTCAACAAGTGCTACGGGCGGCAGAGCTCTTAGGATAGTAGACGTAGATATATTAAACACGCAAGAGCCAGATTGGCACAACCCTACTGTAAGTGGGGATGCCGCTCATACAACCGTAGCTAAACATTATATATTTGATGAAGACGACCCTAGGAAATTTTATGTATACCCCGGAGTTGCAGGTAATGCTTTCGTAGAGATTGTATACTCAGCTTCTCCAACAGACCTAGGTAACGCAAGTGCCACAATTGCAGTAGATGATATTTTTGGAAATGCCCTTATAGATTTTGTTCTTTACAGATGTTATATGAAAGATGCAGAATACGCGGGGAATAACCAAAGAGCAGCTCAACATTATCAACTATTTACAGGTAGCATAGGTCAAGGCGGGCAAGCGCAAACATTATTAAGTCCTAACAATTCTGCAGGTGCCTTACCTATTACTGGTGCTGGAGGCTAGCGATGGCTAGTTTTGATTCTTTAGTAAAAGAAGTATTACCTTATGTTCCTGGTTGCCCAGACGCATTAGTTCAAAATCACATACGTTCAGCAACTATAGATTT